TACCTTGTGGCACAATTTCAACATCAACATATCCAGTTGCAGTTAAAGGGTTTGCTGAATTTACATTATCAGAAACCTGCACATTTATCCTATATATATCACCAATATCGCTAGATGGAAATGCTGACGAATTTGACAACATACCTGTGCTACTATTTATACTAAATGGATGTGAAGATTGTGTTACACCACCTTTTGTAACAGACGTAATTGAAAATTCTAAATCTAAAGTATCTTGAGGCGTTGTATCATCATGACTTCCGTTTTCAGCATTAACATCAAAAAAGTTATACGTTCTAAAATGTACTAATGTTGTTGTCGCATTTAAATTAGTAAAAAATGGAGCAATATTGTTTAAAGTTATAGTTAACTTATTATTTGTATTTGTATATGTATTACTATTAGTATCCTCAGCTTGCACTTCTACATAATATTCAGTAGTTCCTAAATTATAATAAAATTTTTCTTGTGCAACTCTTAAATTATTATTAGATGTATTTATATCAAACCATGTTGTTCTATCAAACCCATTGCTGTCATATACAGAGACTAATGTAAACGTTATGCCACTCATTAAAGCAGGCGCAGAATTATAAGCCTGCAATTCTCCTATATCTGTATTTGCACTTACATCTTCATCAAAATTATCAGTATAAGAAGCGTCAATTTTTATATCAGCAGGTCCCCCAGCATCATTAATTAATTCAGCATTTAATTCTGCGACTAAGCCGCTTGTAGATGTTTCATAATATATATTTAAAGCAGATTCTATTGGTTTTGTTTCCCAAATACTAATATTATTTCTAGATGCGTTATATGCATTAATTAATTCAGCTACTAATGGATTTTTAGTTGAATCATAAATATCACCTCTTACTTCACCTGGTTTATTATTTGCAATTGCTGATCCACTGCTATAATTATATCCTTCTAAAACAATGCCCTGGTCTTTTGCAGTTCCAATACTAATAACATCATATATATTGTCATCTTTCATTTGCCATTTGGCTGAGCTTGTATCATATACTAATTTAGGATATAAACTTGCAGCAGAACCGCTTATACCTTCTTCTGTGCTATTTGTAATATCTCTAGGTATTTTATTTATATTATCACCGTGCAATACTAACCACATCCTTTGATCCTCGGCTGTGTATGTTAAATTTCCAATTCCATCTAAAATTTTGCTACCAACTGCTGGGAAATTGCCATAAGGGCTGGGAGCATAAGCAATGTAATAATCCTGCTCTGTTTGTTTTACCACTACTTTCCAAGAATACCAACCAAATATATTACTTGAACTATACGCATTAGGTATTTGTGAATTAAAATTTATTCTTAATGCATCGCCATTCCAATTTTGAGATTGAAAATTATTATCTTTAGCATCTACTGTTATAGAAGCTTTATCAGGGTCTGTTGGTAAAATAACGCTTGATTGTCTACCAAATTTATCTGAAAGAACTAAACCTATCTGGTATGTTCTTCTTTGCTTTATAGTATTGTAAGGGTATTGAATATGATATTTTTGTATTGGGTTTGTGCTTTGTGTATTTAGTTTTTCACCTATACTTGCAGAAAAATCTATAGATGGTAAATTATAATTTTGTTCAAAATTGCCATATACAAGCCTATTGCCTGTTAATTCTTGTGCTTTTGCTTTTAAAGGAACATTATCGTAGACTCTTGTTAATTGTTGTTCTGTTAAAACTTTATATGGTAATGTGGATTTATATGTGTATGAAAATACACCATTAGAATCTATAATATTAGCAGCGTTACTTACATTATAATCTATTATATCAACCGTATCTACAGCCTTTATAGCGGTAGCATCAGAGTCTTTATATAATATTTCAATTTTATCAATTTCAAAATTTTCTTTTGGAGTAGCCGTGGGCATATTAATTTTTAATTGAACTTGAACAGCATCATTAACCATAGGCTCTAATTCAGTAGCTTTTAAAGCTTCTTTTAATTGATCTTGTGTCAATCCCGCGGAATCATAATTTGTATAATTACTATTATATAATTTAGGTATAAAACAATGTTGTGTAAAAGGTGATATTAATGAATATTCACCGTCAATAAATTTAAATCTATATGCAAATCTAACAAACTCTTCTTCTAAATGATCTTTGTTTGATTCAAAAGTAAGTGCAGTATTTGTTGATATATTTACTGTTGTATCTATTTCTAAAGCTGTTCCGCTAATAGCGGATACCGTAACCCCATTAGGGGAACCAGGCCATGTCACAACTTGCCCAACATAAATATCATTATTTTCAGCTGTTAAGGTTATGTTTTTAGATGGGCCAAGTAAGGAAATACCATCTTGCTGTGTTTTAGCAATTTGTATACCTGTTAATGTATCATCGCTATTAAACACAAAAGGTGGTGAAAATGGATAATATTTAGCTACAGATATTTTATCTTCATTATTATAATAACTTGTATTACCAATAGCTGTTGTAACATTTATTTTTCTAGGCTGATTTCTATCATCTGTCCAAAATAATAGATCATCGATCATATTTACACCTGTTATTAAATTATTTACATTAAAATTTAAAAAACTACCTTGCACTATAGCTATGGGTGGGTTAGATGTAAAATTACGATTTGTAGGGCTTGAAGTATCTTTATTTATTTCTATAGGATTAATAGAGGTATCATAATAATAAATAGCATCTTTAGTATTATCATTTAAACCTTTTACAAAATAAAATATTCTATTTGAAACGTCAGTATACGGTTCAATAGAATTTTTTTTAGTTTCTTGCTCTACATAATAACCTATAACAGTTCCATCAAAACCAGAGGGTATACTTGAGTTGCCAACTTTTTGATTACCCTTTACATTTTGAACAACACCAACGTCAGAGCCTTCAGATTTGCTTATGTGTATGTTCTGCGCATGTCTATATTCACCAGATGGTAATATTCGCGCGTCTAAATCTTTATTCATTCTGCCTTTTAAAAAGGCTTGTTTAATTTCAGGCATCTACTAATGTTTAATGATCTTTGATTTATTTCGCATTACTTGTGTAAGTTCACCTATTTTTAAACTAGATAATCTTAATTTAGCATTTCTCATTGCAGCTCTTCTTTCTTTTCTAAATCTATTTATAATATATTCTGGAAAATTAATCCTTGAACTTGCAACTGCATAAGTTATATATTTATATATAGCGTCTTCTGCATATTTATGTATTTTCATTTCATCATCTGTACCCATTCCATCAGACACATATTTTAAAGTAATTACTCTACCCGCCATATCAGCACTAAAACCTATGCTTCCATTTACTTCATCAATAACAAATACACCGTTATTTTGTGCTGTTTCAGGCTCTAATCCATATCTTTTTCCATATTCAATTATTCTTTCTGCATTTCTATTTGCATCATAATCGATGTCATTTGAACTAAATCCACCCGATAAATTAGAATAATTTAAATTTTGGAATCTTGTGTCTGCAACTGGAGTACCTGTTAATAATGTATCGTCATTATCATATAAGTAATTGTAATCACTGTCTTGTAATATTGATTCAGATGGTTTAGATGTATATTTTGCAGGATAAATTATATGTTCAACCCCTCCAGCATCAATCCAAGAAATACGAACATAATGTACGTAATCTTGCGGCATAGGTATTGATAAACTTAAACCAACCTCAATTTCTTGTATTTTTTCAGTTCTAGAAATATCATAGCTAAATTCTTGTATCCCTCTTTTAGCATGAAATAATACATCTGTTTTTTTAACATCATTTATTAATTTACCATCTCCTACATATGCTACAATATAATTATTTATAATATCAGCTAATGATATATATCTATAACTACCTAATTTTTGATCTTTAAGCTTTACTATTACAACATCATTTAATGTTCTGCCTGTTGTAAATGTAATTACACCTGTACTGTTATTATATGAATACAGATCATCATCAATTTCTGAATTATTAACAAATATTACAAATTTACTTTTAGCTGTTGGTAACGGATCAAACGTTAATGTAAAATCTGTTTGACTAGCTGTTGCTGTAAACTTTTGGCTAGTATTATAATACTGATATGCTGTTTCCGTTATAAAGCCCATTTATTATTGATTTTCTAATTGTATTATTTTATTTTCTTCTTGTGATGCCGCTTGTACAATTGCAGGATCTTTTATTAACACACCTGTATATGCTAATATTTTTATAACCAAATTAACTTCATCCGATTCATGCAATTCAAAATTAACCGATGGATTAGTATTATGTGTTGTTGAATTAAAAGAATATGAACCATTTACTCCCGAAGAGTAGTTCCATAAAGGATCTGCAGGCATTTTTATATAGTCCATACTTGCTGAAGACATAGTTGTTGGAAATATTTTTATATTGCTTCCTTCTCTATAATAAACTGGATATGAAGCTGAAGGAGCAGTTAATTTAGAAGCGTTAATATATGATAAATCAGATTTATTTACTTCTTGTATATTTATAGTTCTGTTGGACGTATATATATTTAATACCCTATATAAATCACTTGGAACTGGTGCAACGCCTGTAGTAATAACTAAAGCGTCCTCTTTTGAAAAAATATCAATTTTTTCTTTTATATTTTTTGGTATGTCAGCATATTCAGTGTTAATAACATTAGATTTTTTTCTATTTAACGCTCTATTATAATCATAAAATGTTTTTTCAAAAATATCTAATTGTACTTGTCTACCAATTTTATTAAATTGATCTGGCGTCAAAAAACCTCTACTTTCTTTATTTAATATTGAAAGTACAGCTCTATAAACTTTATTAACATCTACTGCCATAATTTTTTTTTATATAATGATTAAGCCGCATATAGCGGCCTAACCACTATAATTAACTATTTAAGTTTTTTCTCTATTGTTTGGTAAACTTCAATACCTTCATCTGTTTTAAACCATGCTGCTAATGCAGAATATGGGTTTTCGTCAAATGGTACTGTAATTAATTTTTTGCCTGTTTTAGCCCAAGCAAATGTTCTTTGATCATTTGATAAAACAATAATACCAGTTTCTACAGATTTTATAGCTATATTTCTAATATTTATGTTTTCATCATTTGCTAATTCTAAGAACAAAACTGGATCATTTTTAGCAAATAATAACAAATCTCTTTTAAGCTCCTTAGAAGTCATCTTAGATACCTTATTTCCAACCTGAGTTCTTACAATAGCTTCGGCTAAATCAATTTCCATATTCATTGCCGTGCTCATTGCTTCAAATTCAGCATTTAAAATATCAAGATCATCTTCCGCGTCTGCTTCTAAATCTAATTCAGCATATACGCCATTTCTTTTTGGATGATATAATGATAAAATTTGTTGTAAAACAACTTTTTCTTTTGGAACAGTCAAAACACCATCTTTAAATACAATGTGCTCTAATCTTCCGTCTCCCCTAAACTCATCTACAAATGGAGTTTTTTGATTTGTTGTGTATTTAATTTCTCTTTCATAACCAAGTTGCTCATCATACCACATAATCCCTTTTGATTTAAGTATATATGTAACAGGTTGGTTATCTCCTAATAAATAATATTGTCTATCTTTTCTTTCCCATGCATTTGTATCGACGGGATTTTCTTTTGTTTTTGCCATAATATAATATAATAAAAATGTTAATAAAGGTAAAGATTACCCCCGTGGTTACAACGAGGGTAAAATTTACTTTAAGTATTAAGACTTGAATAATACGAAGTTGTTAGCGGCTTGAGTTACTAAACATCTTTCAGACAAGTAATGTACTTCCATTACGTCTAAATCAGATGTAGCAGCCCCACCTACTGAACCTGTAATCCAAGACTTCATTCTTCTGTCATCAGCCTCAGAAGCTCTATATCTTACGTGTAAGAAAGGTCTTCTGATGTTTTTGCCTAAAATTTGGTCATAAACAGATGAAGTTCCAGCTGGTACTAAAACACCTTGAATATCAGAGAATAATCCTCTTGTAGACTTGTTGTTTAAGTATTTCCAGTCAGTCTTATAGAAATCATAAGATCCTCTTCTGAATCCTCTAAATCCAAGATTTAAAGCCATATCTTCAGAGTTCTCAAAAACACCATAAGCAGTACCACCAGAAGAACCAGCAGAAATATTTGCTAAACCGTCATCTAAAATAAGATTCGCATCTCTATCTAAGAATAACATGTTTTCTTCAATTGCTCCTTGTTTGTCTAATTGCTTAAGAATTAAATCAAAGTCAGAAATAACGTCATTTTTATCATCAAAAGCAGCGTCAGCAACGATACCTCTTGCTTCTAAAGCAGCGAATAAACCTTCTGTACCTGCAGTATTATCAGAACCTGCAACACCTAAAATTGAATCAACACCACCAGATGCTTTTGCAAATTCAGATTCGATCATTGACATTTCTAAATAGTCTTCAAATCTAACTCTAGTGTCTCCTTCAGCTTTTAGATACCATAAATATCCTGATTGTCCAGCTTCACCAGAAACTTCTACCCAACCAATTTGAGAAGCATCAGATCCAGAGATTTCATACTTATCTTTTAAAATAATTGGTTTGTTAGTAAATGTTTCAAATTCTGGCTTAACAGCTCCAGTCATTCCAACTTGTCCTTTTTTGAATTCAGAACCATAAACAAAGAAATCTACAGTTGCTGAAGCATTAAAAGTACCATTTCCTGAAATAGCGCCAAAAGTAGCGCCTCCTTTATAAGGAATAACAGTTAATGTTGTATTATCAGAAGCTACCACTGATACATAAGCTTTTACAGGGTTAGTATATCCAGCACCTTTTACGATAACAGTTTGGCCAACTCTTACAGCGTGAGTACCACCACTTGCGATAGTAATTTCACCAGCTGTGTCAATAGCCGCTCCTTCGTATGCTAAATGTAATCTACCTTGTTCAGACCAAATAACTTGATCAGATGTCATTGGCATTTCTGCACCAACCATTCTTAAGAATGAAGATACAGATCTATTGCCGTATTTTTCTACTTCTTGCTGATATAAATCTGGAAGATATTGTTGTGCCCAACCTGCTTTGTTAGTACCATCTCCAAATACATCACTAGAAGTAAAGTTTAAATAATTTGTAGCGAGAGTTTGTTTTTTTGCGTATGGAATTAAATCCGTTGGCAAACCTCCCGTAAATCCTACTGTGCTCATTTTTTTAAATTTTTAAATTAGTAATTTTTAAGTTTTAGTTTTAGCCTAGAACTATCATCACCACTTAACGCTCTTACTTTTAAGCCTCCGGTTTCAACATAGCCATCTGCAGTTTTTCTAGGATCCATATTAATGTTCTTAGCCTCTGCAGTCATTTGTTTTACAGCATCTGCTTTACCTTGCTCATAAAAATGATTTGCAAGAGCATCAGGGTTAGAAGCAGCAAATAAAGATTTATGAAAATCAACAGCGTTATTAAGAAGAGAATTCTCGTTAACATATTTATCAAAAACATTTGATAAATTCTGCGATTTAACTTTATTTACATCACCTACATTGAATCTAAATTTTTTGTCTCCAACTTTGAAATTAAAACCTTTAAATTCATCGTTAAAAACTTTATTAGTTTCATTTTGAAAATGTGACGTTTGCTTCTGTAATAATTCTTCAGCTTGTTTTTGCTCTTCATTATAGCGGTTAAAAAACTCTACTGCTTTTTGTTGCTCAGGGAGTAACTTAGAACCCAACTTGACTTCTTTGTAATATTGATCCTTGAGCCCTGTTAAAAAACTTTTAGCGTTTGCAACCTCTTCTTTCAGAGCTAATTTTTTTCTTTTTATATCTCTTTCCTCATCTATTTCTTCGTCATATGAAAAATTATCATCCATAAGGAATTGTATTTCATCATAACTTAAATGAGGTTTTGTTCTTTTGTAATATTCTGATAACAATGCTTTTTCATCTGCATTGCTATAATCAGCATTTAATCTAACATAATCTTCTAAACTTCCGCCTGTTTCTTTCATAAAGTTTACTAAATCCTCTATGTTTTCAGGTAAACTTATTTCTTCTTTTTGTTCTTCAACCGGTTCAGTTTTGCTTTCTTCTTGCTCTGTAACCACTGGAGCCTTGTCATTGCTGGTTTCTTGTTCATCTGTAATTTCTTCTACTATTGGGGTTTCTTCTTGTTGTACTTCTTGCAATTCCACTTCGGTTTCCTGCCCAGCTTCTTCGCTTTGCTCGCTGCTGCGTAACACGCTTTCATCTGTGCTTTGTTCTTGAACGGCATCTTCTTGTTTATTAATTTGTGTTAAATCTAATTTGTACGTACCGTCATCTCCAACTGTAACACCGGAGTTTTCAAGTACTTCTTGTTCTTTTTCAGCTACAGATGGTGTTTCTTCATCTACTACTGATACTTTAATGTCTTCTGCCATAATAAAATATTATATAATTATTTAAAAAATTTATCTTGGTTCAAATTGTTCTAAACCAAATCCACCTAGATTGTCAAACCCTGCAGATTCAAAGTTTTTTGGTGGTGCGCCAGATTTTCTCTGGTCTATAAGTTCACTTTGCTGTGAAGCTTGTATTTTTGTTCTTTTGTCTTTACGATCTTCTTTATACTTCTCTTTATTTTTAATCACATCTGCTTCAGCTGTTCTAAGCTTCATATTTAATTCAAATTCATGCATCATTAGTTCTTTCTTAATTTGAGCCTCAATTTCTAATTTTTTAATATCTAATTCATTTTGTGCTTGAGCTACTGCAACTTTACTTTGTGCTAAGCCTTGCTGCTTTTGCATATCAGCCTGTGCTGCTGCTTGAGCTGCTTGTGCATTAGATTGTGTTTGAGCTTGAATATTCTGCATTTGAATTTGCCTATCCCTTTCAAACTTTTGTTTTCTTCTTAATTTTAATAATTGATTAGCTAATTTAAGATTTTTAATTTCTCTTACATCAATTGCATCTTCTAATTCAATTTGTTTTTGGCTTATAGCCATTTGAATATTATTTTCAAGTAATTGTTTTTCTTCTTCATCGGGAGCTAATTCTAAAAATATACCAAAATCGTGTAAATGTAATTCTGCTAATTCCTGTAATGTTGCTACATTAAACTTGCCTAACGTTTCCATTAATGAATTTGATGTATTAGAAAATTCTAAAACATCGGATATTCTTAATGAAATTGCTTCAGCTGTTTTTAGTGTTAAATATAATCCTGCTTGTAATATATGTCTTGTCGCCGTGTTACTATTAGCTGCTGCTAATTTTTGTAAACCAACTAATGCGTTTTTATCAGGCACACTTCCGTCCCTTGCTTCATTTAATCCTGTAACATCTCGCATCATTTGTAAATAATAATTATACGATTGAATTAAGCTTGCAATTTTTTGATTACCACCCGATGCTCTCAACTCTTGAATAGGTACTCTACCTTGATTAAATTCGCCATCTTGTGTCATTGATCTACCAATAACAGAACCTGTTTGAAAATACATATTCAATGCTTCTTGTGGATTGTAATTTGTTCCATTACCTAAATCCACTTCAGCAATACCATCCGCATCTAAGAATACTCCATCGGGAACCATTCTTGAGAGTACTTGTTGTAATTTAAGATGCGTTATTTGAATCATGTCTGCGAACGACGTCATTCTTCCGACTAATGATTCAGGCTTACCTTTATATATTCTTGGCGCTACAATATTATAGCTCATTGCAACTTTAGTTATATCAGATTTTGGACGTGTCATATTAACACATTTTTTCCATTCTAATAAATTATCATGCCCTATAATTTTAGCGCCTTGATATAATACTTCAATTGATCTATTTACTTTTTCAAATCTTGATCTTGCGTCTTTTGGTGGGTTAAATTGATCTGTTTTTTCAATTGCTTTATTTGCACCAGATGCCGTTTGTTTTATTTTATAAACTTGATTTTCAAAAGTTTTATATTCAAAATATAATACATATACGTAATTTTTATCAGATTGATCTGACGTTGTATATGATTTATTATATAATTTAGTATTTGATCCTTTACCTTCGATATTTTTTAAATCTTCTTCTGTTAAATATGGATAACGTTTTTTAAGATCTATTAAACTAACTCTTCTTATTTCACCTACATAATATAAATCATCAAAATATGGTGATTCAGTATAAGAATAAACTAAATCAGCTGGATCAACATATTCTAATTTAATACCTTCAGCAGTATTAAAACTATTTTTTACAGCAGCAATACCTAAAACAGCTATGTCATAGTCAAGTCTTTTCTTTAGCAAATGGTATTTATTTAAATCAAATATATTATTTAAAGCTTGTTCTTGTGCAATTTCAATAGATTGTTTATAATTTAATTGCATATGTAATGATAACTCTTCTTCATTTTCAGGTAATTCAGCTATATTACTAACTCTTGTATCAACATTTAATAAAGCTTTAGCTTGTGCATTAAATTCACGCATTCGCATATCCCTAAGTATATTTTCCATATACTTTGTTCTTTTTTGATTTGCTGTTCTGTCTATTGAATATGCTTTTAAATCATAAGCTCTTTCGCTAATTCCATTTACAACTATATCTACAAACTTAGGTATAATAGGAACTGGCTTCCAATCTAAATTTAAATACGATAAATCACCATTAATAGATAACTCATCTTTATATTTTTGTATACTTTGCTCTCCTCTTGCATATAATCTTAACCTGTGAAAGTTATCTCTATTTGCAAAGTAACGTGTACTTCCTGAGTCTCTTTTAAACCATTCAGATTCTATAGCTTTAGCAACTTGCATGCCATATTCGCTAGAAGCTTTTTCTATATCTGGCACAGATTGGCTCGGGAAAATACCTTGTGTTACTACTTTAGTCATTTATTGTATTATTTTTGAAATATTTCCTTTATTGTTATATTTAGCAAAGCTAAAATTTACTTTATTTTTTAATTCCACATTGGCCCTAGGCGCATATAAGTTTTTATTACATGCCATAATTGCTAATCCAGAACTTATTGCTGCGTCAAATTTTGTTCTTTTGTTTATATCGAACTTAGCCCAATCATTTAAAGTTTCATTGAAATATAAATCTCCGTGGTTACCGTCTGGTTTAATTCCAACATACGAATTTATATAACTTTCAATTGCAGCAGCATGTGCTTGTCTTATATCTTCACTAGAGTTTGGTATACCACCTATTTCTTTTTCAGCAGCTGATAATTTATTCCAAACTTTATCAGGTCTATTCATTGAATAACCTCTATAACCTCTTCTTTTTAAATAGTATAATAATCTTGGTTTGTTATTTTCTGCAAGTATTGGCATACCGTAAAAATGTAATGCCATAAGTATATCTTCAAAAAACATTTCCGCCGTTTGCGGTCTCGCTATATACTCCAGAAAAAACCTATTTGCTGGTACCTCTTCCATGCTGAACTTAGTGAGCCCGTGAAGTGATCCCTTTGAACCTTTGCCATCTGTAGTTCCGGATATATCATAGCTATCACAGCCAAAAGCGCCAATATGTTCGTTTCCTGGATACTTGCTTCCATTTTTTATTATTACTCTATTTTGTAAATTCTTACCTGGAACCCAGCTTACATTAAATCTTCCATTTAAGTTTGGCGTGAATATTACTTTTGAATCTTTGATTCCGTTTTCCCACGAAAAACTGCCACGAGTGACAAGAGCAGAGTATCTAGCTTCTTCATTAAAATCAATCTGTTCGTAAATCTTAGCAAGATTAAATATGCTATTTTTAGTTTCATCTCTGAAAGCATGTTCTTCAGTCCTTGGAAATTGTCTATAAAATTCATTTAAACCGTCTTGATCTCCTTTTAAACCTTCAACTTCGTTTTCCCAGTGGTTGATAACCCCGACGTCAATGTATTCCCCATAGTTGTCTTCAACTGGCTCTTCGGGAGTATTGAATACAGGTATTCCATAAGCATCAATGAATCCTTCGAAGTTCCATTCCATAGGTATGAACAAACTATATAATCCTGAGCGAGTCTGTCCATTGCGGTTTCTTTTTGTAACATCTGAGTCATTGTATAATTTTTTAAAGTTTTCACCACCTTTGTCTAATGAGTTACTTGTTGAACCCATCATACATTTACCAATAACTCTACTTCCTAACCTTAACGTGGTTTTCGTAACACGCCAGTTGTTGAGGATGTTCTCGGGCCTCTCCCATTTTCCTGCTTCATCGTGGACCAAGAGCGAAAGCTTTTCACCATCATAGGAGTTGTCCCCCGTGTTCTTCCAGTCGATGGTAGTGTCCAATCCCGCGAGTTCCTCGTTCCTTTGATTCGTGAGTATACTTTTCTTTGTAAACTTACTTGCGGGTACACGATAAGCCAATTC